TCCTGGTCGGCACCGGGGATCATTCTCTTTACCGGCTCACCAACTGAAATCACGGCTCTTTCGGCTCCGGCCATTTTGTCCAACTGCTTAGACACATCGGTAGACTTAGGAAAGCCGCTACCATAGTGCCAGGTAATCACATCTCGGATCTCAAAACCGGCATCTTCAATATGGACGGCCATTCGATGTTGCGTCCTGGTCCCACAGGCCACCAGGATATGCGCACCGGGCTTCAGAACGCGTAAAACCTCTTTCCATAAATCAACACCGGGGATGTCATAGTCCCATGTCTTTTGCATGAACCGTATTCCCCACGGGGGATCTGTAACACAACAATCCAGAAAATTGTCAGGTAACGCTTTTAACCCCTCAATACAATCCATCACTTGAATACAATTCAACTCCCTCATCACAGTTCCTCCCATTTTATCTATTCCATTTTGCTATCGTCTATCTCCAATCTGGTAGGCGGAGTGGTGTATATGTAATTACCACCACCGGGATCATACTTACTGCCTTTGCTGTCAATGAACCCACACTTGAATTCTACGGTGTACACATATATATTGGTATGGTTAAAGTCCGGCTGTTCGGCCACCCGGAAGAGTAACCCGCAGGCGGTAGGCTTGAAATTTGACAGAGCAGCTACCACCGTATCCCGATAGAGGGAAAAGACATCCAGGTTTTGCTCCATTGTACCGTCACCGGCGTCAAGTTCCTGCATACCAATGTGGATTCTCCATATAACGTCAGCTTGAGCAAGACCGCCACCAATAGGCATGAAATCAATAGGGGTCGCGATCTCGACCAGCGCACAGGGGAAAGGGAATGCCTCGATCTCCTGGCGTTCCATTCGGTTAAAGTGATCATTAAATACTCTACAGTACTGAAATAGCGGGTTATCCATTCCGTCTTGCAGATTCGTCAACCGCGCCAGTATGTCATTTAATGGTGATAATATCCCTGCCATGTCAACCCCTCCAAATCTTATCTACCTCTTCATCGATCTTTTCTACCTGAATCCTTCTTAGTGTCCGACTATCGCCCATAAACTCACGTTTGGGTAATTTGCTGGTACCCTTGTTGTGGTAGGCCGCGTACGGGACCTCTACCACTAACCATATATGTTCAAATGTGACCTTCCGCACGGAATTTTGGACCGCCCGCCGGAGCCGTCCCGTCTTGACAAGCGTTGCACGGGTTCTACGCCCAAGATCCCGGCTCCGTGGATACTTATAGGCCCTGGTGCCAGGTATGCGCCGTTGAGGAACAACCCATAACACTATCCCACCATCATCAAAACCCTGTTTGCGCCAGGAGCCGGCGAAAAAATTCTGCGCCTGATTAGCCAGTACACGCGGGAGATCCCGCTTAACAATCTTGGTAAAATTCTCCCTTACCCGATCCAAATTAAATTTCGTTGCCACAGTACTAATTTTCACTCGTCCACACTTCGGGAAGAATCGCCTCACGCTGGAAACGAGACCCCTTCTCTATATCCACCCCATCAAACTGCATCAACTGTCCGTCCTCCAGACGCTTACCCTGGAGAACTTCTACACCGGTCCGGAACCAATCATAGTAATGCTCCTTCAGGTGTATGGCTTTAAGTGCAATCTTTCTTTGCCGGTGCCACATGATACACGATGCAACTGCATCTATAGCCTTATTACCAGTCGCGCGATAATCACGCAAAATGTCATATGCTCTCTTACTCATATCCCCTCCCTCATTTAGTCATTGTCCGGAATAGGCAAACCAAAATTTTCCTCGGCAAAACCTTTGTCCTTTGGTGCTATGTCGAAATACGGATGCTCATCATTAAATATCACATGGTCCTTTCCCGGGTTCATCAAAAACTCAGGAGCCATCTCTTGCCTTACCTTGTCCCCAAGCTCTTCAGCCTCATCGTCGCCGGTAACCTCTTCCTCCGCACTATCATCCAATTGTTCAACCCCGCACCTGCATCGAAAATGGTTTGATGGCATAAACTCATTCCAAAAATCATCATCCACCGGCAGCGTGACACCATCGAGCGGCGCACAGATTTCGCAGGTATTGTCGTCACCCACAGCACTGTATCGCAAGATGGGTAGCACATCCTTGTTCTTTTCGATCTCTTGCCACCGCACCGCATTCTGCGCCTGACCAATGGCCGTGTCATATTCTGCCTCAAGCCAGTTTTCGTTGTACTGGTCAAAAATGTCCCCGGCGATATCTTTAAACTCAGAGAAGGATCGGATCTCGTCATTTTCATCCACCAGCGCGTCGGTCATGTCCCGCACCTGCTGAAAAGTCTTTGCCGCCGAGAACATATAGATGTTATCCCTCAACTCATCAAGCAACGCATAGTCGGCGGTAGACGGATCAAAATCATTTAACGAGCCCCCGTACCCCTTATACAATCCTCTTTTCAGATAATCAGCAATAGCATAATACAAGCTCGCCGGCAGGTCGTAGGGCGTAACATCCCCACTAAAAATCCTATACAGAAGCGTCTGTATCTGTTCCTCACTATATTCAAACATCCCTACGCGTGACTATATAATCGATTCAGTCTTTTCCTTCTCTCCATACTCAACTGGCGATTCAGCGCATTCTCTACAGGAGACATCTTTCCCGTAAGTGGTGAATCCATAGTTACCGGGATACCGGTGCGATCCTCAAAGTATTTCGGGTCCATTTGCAGCCCGGCGCTCTTAAGGGTTTGAGCGATGGCCGCAGTCTTTTGGTTGCTTTCATCCACCTTCCTGCGGAAATCTTCGACCTCCTTGTTATTCAGATACTCAAAATGAAACTCCATTGGTATCTGAAAGCCGAACTTTCGCATACGAGGGATCAACTCGCCATTAATGATGTGCTCAGCGAAGATCCCGTCCTCGATCTGAATGTTCGTAAGGGCCTTATTTATAGGGCTATCGTCACCGCCCTGCCCGCTGCCGAGTTTGCCCGGTACGCTGGTCATGGCATCACCATGCCCCAGGATCACTTTAGAGATCTTTTGCTCGAGGCGGCGCTCGAAGTCCCCGTAGCTTTGATAGGCGGTACCCGTATTCTTGGACTCAATCAGCTCAATGGTATCCTGTCCGTCGTCTAGCAGGATATACGCCTGGGAACCCATGTTACTCAGGGCCTTTTCAAAGGTTCTTCTTTCGTACTCATCCGTCTTTGTGGTCTTTCCCACCCTGATAGGCTGACCAAATACTTCCTGGTAGTCCGCATTGTAGCCGACGTTATTCCTTAAAAGAATCTCCGTCTTGGCAATTTCATAGAACAAGCCATACCCGCAGTTTCCTACACCCAATTCAGTCGGCGTCGGCACCCAAATATGCCAGTCCACATAGGGCACTTCTGTAAAGTTTTCCCCGGACAGAGAATAAATATAGGAGGTGACATTAAGCCGGTCCGGAGAGACGTTATGCCGGCGGATAACATCAACATTCGGGAAAGCGTCGTTGACCAGATCCCCCAGGGTGATCAACGAGTATCCATAGAATAGCGCATTGAGCACATGGTTCTGAAAATTTCTAAACCACATCTGGCGGAATATATTTGTCAACTCCGGCTTATCCTTGCCCTTTGCATTGCACATCTGAAAGTCCCGAAGAAGCGTCAACCGCTTTCGCTCTTTCACGCATGCTGTGATATGCTCATTTAAGCCGGTATCCTGGAACATACGTTGCATTTTCACGCGCTGCGGGAAAAATGCCAACTCAGCCTCCGTGATGGCCTCACGCCACATGGCGATATCGTGCTTGATCCTTTGGAACTGGACCGGCGAGATATAATAGGTAAGGTTGCGCTGCATTTCCTTCCCACCAATCGGCTGTCGCATATCCGTGAACTTGGTCACAGGGAAATAATAGTTCTGTATGTCTCTTACCGCCCTATTCATGATCCTGGACCTCCATTACTGTGAATCTGTTCAATAAGACCCGGTATGCATCTGCATAACTGTGCTCCCGGTCAGCCTTCATATTGGCTCTGGTCCGGATTTCGGCTAGTGCCTTCCAATACTTATACCCGTTCAATAGCTCCGAAAGAAACACCAACTCGCTGTCGCGTTCTTCGGCGACCACCGGCGCACCGGATTTTGCTACTTTCCTATTTCCCACTCCCATATTCAGACCCCACAATTAAAAGTTCGCTAATAGGTGTTTATATTCTTGATATTGGACCCGGCTCTGATCCGGGCACCGCGCACTGGTTGACGCTTAGGTAGTGCAGCAGATACCGACCCCTTCATAACCATTTTAAGCCAATTGACGGCGTTTTCGTACCGATCAATCCGAAGCTGCGGGATATTCCTGGGCGCTATCCTGGAATGCAGATGATAAAGCGTGATATCGATCATGTACATGACCATCTGCTGACTCCTATTGTCGCCCTGGGCAAAGCACAACGGATTGGCAATGTTACCCGGAGGAACGGAGTATAGGCCATTGTCCTGCCAGTAGTTCATCCCTTCTACCCGGTTGTCAGGCCATATATTTTGAAAGGGAACATCGTTAGTATCCCCGAATTGTATCAATGCATCATGATCAATAGGGATCGTATGGATGAGGGCTGTATAAATGTGATCCTTCCACCAAACTTTGTCACCAACTTTATAAAGGCCATAGATATTGAAAACCGGCCAGGGATATACAGCGTAATAGAGATCGTATTGGTTTCCGACTAATGCCCAGTGCAGAGGATTGAAAGCCTCTGGCACTTCAATGTCAGTGGTGCATGAATAGATAGTGCCGGTTTGTAAAACTAAAGTGCCGACGCTATAGGTTGCCGCCGGGTTATAGGCTGCCGCATCCAAGTATACCCTATTTGCAGCCCGATAAGTTAAACCCGGATTGTAGGGACAGGTATCGGTAAATTCCTGTTCCGTATCGTACCGCTGGACAATGTATGAAGTGCATTCAGCCTGAGCCGCAAGCTCGGCGGCAGTTCTGACAGATGCCAATGAGGTGGTAACCTGGTTAAGGTTATCCGTTTGGATCTGCTTTTGATAATCCGTTAATATCAAGTACGACATACGCTTCAAATTCACTCACACAACTACCTGACTGCACAAATGTGCGATGACTATTCGTACTAACAAAGCATTTTCTAAATATGAAAGTTCATCGACCAAACCAATTTGTTATTAGCAAATTCATTTGGTCGATTGTCGATTTTCGTTTCCTGTGTGTACTAAAAACAAAACACCTCCTGTAAGGGAGGTGCATAACTGATGGGTAAGTACAAATGATCAGTATATCGATTCTAAAACTAGCTGCTGCGCGGATATCCTGGTTTCAATATATACCATTTCTCATTCCAGAAATTATGTTTATGCCCCGTGACACCCGAACCAAAGGATACGGTTGCTTTATATTGTTGCCCATCAACAGCAACAGAGCTTAGGACTTGGCTTTGCGGATTTCTATCCAATTGATACCAATTTATTCCCTAATAAAAATAGATCGAGCTACTGGCTGCGATAATATCGGAAGGCTCTATATCGGTAAAAGTAAAAATTTCACCGTTGAGTTCAATTTGATTTGCTTCCACTGGCTGAGGTAATTTGCTTTATATAAAGGATAACTTATGAAGTTACAAAATAAACGCGCCCGACGAAAAGAGTGAAAGAAATTTTCAATAAGAATTTTTTGTTGTGCGTTTGCCCATGGTGATCTCTGACCCTCTTCCTCCTTTTTGATATAGCACAAACTCCTGGACGAAAGCACGGCATAGCAGATAGTCGTTGGCATCCGAAGTATGCCCAAATTTTTCATACGAGACATTCGTTTTCTTGTCCACCGTCTTTTCTTTCAATTTCGTTCCATCGCTGGCCTCCTTCATTAGCGAATAGTCGTTGATCGATTTTATACACTTTCGGCTGATCACAATCTCCAGACCGCCATAACGAGTGGCAAAGATCGAATTGATAAAATTTCCCCTGGGCACCACCGGCGGTGCAGCATTGTCTACCCGTAAGGACGGACGGAATTGGGCCAGCTCCCGCAAAATCAGTACGTAATCGTTGAATCCTTTTTCGCTGCGGGTATCCTGCTGCCGGCCGGATGGATCACCATATACAAAAAGGCCAGCCTGATGACCTTGATAAAGCCGGGTAAACTCCCTACAGACGCTAACCGTGGTGTTCCGAGGGGAAGTAAGACATAATTCATCGATCTGTACCGCTCTTTTCCCGGCGATCTGCCAGATAGTACAGGTAAGGTAAGGATTGACGTTAAAGTCAAAACTGATATGGAGGGGAAGATCCTTATTATACGAAACCCCGTCGGCTGTATTCAGATTATAGGCAAAGAGCTTATAGAACTCGCCGCCGGTCTTGCGCATTCCCCATAATCCTTTGGCGTATACCTGGTAGTCATATTCGCTGGTTCTACTTAGGCCCTCATAATACGCTTTGCGTTGCCCGGTGCAGTACGGATTGTCCCGGTATGTTGAATGGGTTGCCCGGTAACTAATAGCTACAGTCGTGCCGTCCTCGAGGATTTCGGAAACGGCAGTCGTGAAGGAAAGTATACCCTGCTCGTAGAAGCTGGCAAAGTACCGTTTGTATAACCAGAACTCCCGATAATCGCCGGGGACATCAGGGTTAAAAGATATCCAAATCTGCGTCTTATACAAATTGGACCGTAACGAGGTGGTGATGACCGTCCAATCGTTTTCATCCAGATCGGTACCCTCTTCTATCCAGGCGTCGGTTGGATCTGTTAGCGACTTGATCTTTTTTGGCTCATCCATACCACGAGCCAAAAACTTACCGCCGAATACGCACCGGATTTCC